CGTTACATCATTTTTTAAACGTTTAGGAGTAGACACAAGTAGTAGTGCATTATTAGAATCTTTAAAATCAGGGTCTATCCAAGACCTTAACAAGATAGGCGCAAGCCGAATGATAACAGACTTTCAAGAAGGTGGCGATAATCCTTTTGGATTAGGTCTTTATGCATACGATCAAGACACAAATGTTTACAAACGTAATGGTGTAGAACTTACAATGAGTGATGAATTACGAACGTTTAAGTTTACACAAGGAACACCAATTACAAAAGTTATTGAAGAACTTTTACTTGTAAGTGAATACGGCAGAACAGCACTTAATAGAGTAGATAGTAAGGGCGAAATAGAATGGTTTAGAATTGAGTCTAAATGCTACATTATAGATGACAGAGCATATGAAAATGCAACAGGCGAAACACCAAAAATTTATGTTTATGATGTTGTACCTTACAAAGTAGATGCTAGTAGATTCAGTGCGCCGAACCAAGCAAATTCAGGTCTAATAGAAAAAGCAAAACATACTGTAAAAACATACAATTATATTTACAGTGGTCAAAACGAAGATGTACTAGGATTTGATATAAAATTTAATGCGGCATTCTTCCAAGCAATAAGAATGGATATGGGACAACTTTCCGCAAGTGACGTAGTCAACGACAGAGAAAAAAATGTAACTACGCCAAGACATCCAACACTCGGTCCACCTAGAGACGGAAATATGATACCTGAAGGTAGGACTAGGTCAGTAATGAAAACTGGTAATTTTAATGGAGGTAGTTACAATAAACAATACGGCGAAGAACTTGCTAAGATGTTTCACAACTCACTTATAAACAGTAAAGTTGATTTGATTACAGCAGAGTTAGAAGTTTGGGGAGATCCGTATTTTATACCTGATAGCGGAATAGGTAATTTTACATCAGCTAGAGGCGGCTCAAAAAATATTACAGCTGGTGGCGGACTTGATCATCAACGCAACGAAATTGATGTTGTTATTAATTTTAGAACCCCAGTTGATTATAACCAAGATGGCACAATGTTGTTTCCAGGAGCAACTGTTGCGGTAGATAGTTTTAGCGGTGTATATCAAGTTATAACTGCTAACAGCAAAATAAGCGGAAATAAATTTACACAAACTTTAGAACTAGTAAGGCGTAGAAATCAAAGTACAGAAGGAATAAGCGAAGCAAAAGCACTTATTGAAAAGCCAGGTTGTCCGGGTCTTAATCCACACCCAGGCTGGGACGGAAATGTAATAGGTAGCGACCCTCAAGAAAATACTATGAATCAAAACGCAGTTGTAAAATCATATGGGTCTAATGGTGAGCTTGCAACAATACGTTCTAAAAATGGTAAAACTACTCAAGTAGCAAAAGTTTACGCAGAAAACTTTCAAGCTCTTATAGATGAGTTAGAAAATGATTTAGGATACGAAGTGCGTACACTAGGCGGATATGTTCAACGAACATCTAGAGGAAGCGCCAGCCCAAGTTATCATGCAAGTGGATTGGCAATAGATATTAATGCTGCAGAAAATCCTATGGTTAGACCAAGACCTGAAGACGGCCCAGAACCAACAGATATGCCAGATGGCGGCACAGGAAGTGCAATTAGTGCATTAGCTGAGAAACATGGTTTAGGCTGGGGCGGCGATTGGGAAAGTGCAACAGATGCTATGCATTTTAGTGCTGCGGCATCTGAAGGTGGAGAATTAGATTGGCCTAGAAACGGTTTAGTTCCTGGTGGTAATCCGCCAGCACCTAAAGAAGAAAGTACTAGCACAGACGCTCCAAGGGCGCCTGATCAGATATCTGGGACTTCTGATGAAACTGGCGGCGTTGGAAACGTTCGACCTAAGCCTTCTGGGCAAAGTGGAAGACAGTGGATAAGACAGTATGGGGCAACTCATAATCCAGATGGTACACCGAAACAAAGTTATGTTGACAGTGCTATTAGACGTGTAAGCGGAACTAGCTCTTTAACAGCAACACAGTATTCAGCGTATCAACAAAACTTCCAAACAAGTGAATTTGGTGAATCAACTCTTAGACCATATTTTCCAACAGAAGCACGTGATGATTTATATGATGTACAAGCAGGAGACAAAATTAGAGCTATTGCTAATTTTTATACAAACCAAGGTGTAGAAACAAGTACACCTATAACTAGATCACAGTCCGGTATCACTTATAACGAGTTCGGAGATCCGGTATATACTGGTAACAACGGCACAACAGCAATATAGGAAACCTATGGCACAAAGTAAAAGATCTAACCTTAAAAAATTAGAAAATATCGGCTCAGGACCGTATGAAGCCATAGTGGTTAGTAATCTTGATACTACTTATATGGGGTCATTAAAAGTTGATGTTTTAAAATCTAACACAGCAGGTAGTGTACCAGAACGTTTAGGTACTACAATCGAAGTTAGATATTTGTCACCATTTTACGGTGTTACAAATATGAGTCATGTCACAGCAAATGACGGTTATGCAAGTTCACAAAAAAGTTATGGTATGTGGTTTGTACCACCAGATGTTGGCGCAAGGGTAATGGTTATTTTTGCAGAAGGTGATGTATCACAAGGATTTTGGATAGGTTGCGTTCAAGACAAATTTATGAACTTTATGATTCCTGATGGTAGAGCATCTACAGAGCTTACAACACCAGGAACTCCAGACAATATACAAGGGTTGAAATTACCTGTTGCAGAATACAATAAAAGAGTTGAAAGCGGAACTGGCAGAGATCAAACTAGATATGCAAAACCTTACAACAAAGATTTTACGCAAACACTAGAAATACAAGGATTAATTAGAGACGAAAATAGAGGTACAACTACTTCAAGTGCTAGGCGTGAAGTTCCTAGTTCTGTATTTGGTATTAGCACACCCGGACCAATAGACAAACGTCCAGGCGCACCAAAAGGATTAGTTGGCGAGTCAGGATTAAAACATTCAAAATTTGTTAACAGGCTAGGCGGTTCAAGCATAGTAATGGATGACGGTGATGATAAACTATTAAGAGTGTCGCATGCCTCAGCAGGACCTCCTACATATGCAAATGTAGAAGCAGAAGAACTTTATGGCATTCCAACTATTCCGCACAACGAATTAACAAGGATACGAACACGTACAGGGCATCAAATATTGATGCACAATTCGGAAGATTTTGTTTACATTGCTAACAGTAGAGGAACAGCATGGGTCGAACTTACTAGTGATGGTAAAATTGATGTCTACGGAACCGACAGTATTTCAATTCACAGTGATGCAGACATAAACTTAACAGCAGATAGAGATGTTAACATTGAAGGCGGCAGAAATGTTAATGTTAGAGCAAGTGCTAGATTTGATGGCTTTACTGGCAACGGCACAGGCAACGTTTCTATTGAAAGTGCAACTGACACTAAAATGTTAGCAGAAGCAAACTTTTTAACAAATGTTAAAGGATACCAAGAAACTAAAGTTACAGGATACCAAAAAACTTTAGTTGAAGGCGACATACATCATCATACAAATGCTAACATATATGTGTTAGCAGACCTACAAGGACATATTCGCACAGCAGAAGATATGTTTATTAATACTGATACTACCCTTAATATTGTAGGTAAAGAAAATTATTTCACAGCAACAGAAGGAGCAATTAATATTAAGGCCACAGCCGGCAACGTTGAAATTGACGGCGACACTGATATTAATTTAAACAGCGGTGCATCAACAGCAGGTACAATAGCTACAGATTCTGAAGACGCTGTAGACTTTACATATTTGCCAAAATGGTCAGTACCAAAAACATCACCAGGTACGGATATAACTTCCGATGTGTCTACTTTTGTAAAAAGAATGCCAAGTCACGAACCGTATGCCCACCACGAAAATTTAGATCCTATTATGTACAAGTCTACTAGGACAGATATTACAGATCCAACTAGTTTAACAGATGGAGCATTACAAAATAGTCCAGACACATTTAGAAAAAGTTTTGCTGGCGGAACAGCACAAGAGTCAGCAAGTGGTTCAGGTCCAGTACCTGGTACAAGTGGAGTAGAGTCAGTAACATCAGACGGTGGTAGTAAAACACCACAGCAACGTTTTACAACAGTTGGCCCAGACGGAAATATATTAGATATTATTGGCGAAGCTGAAGGCGCAGGCTACAACACTGTATTTGGCGGAAGCAGAATACGACCTGAACAATATTTTGGTAAGTCGTTAACAAGACTTACAATCGATGAAGTAATTGAATGGCAAACTGAGTCAGTAAGCCAGGGTTCACCAAGCTCAGCTGCAGGCAAGTATCAGATTATTAAGAAGACACTTATAGACTTAGTAGACAATAAAGGTGCAGCGGCAAGAACAGATAAATTTAATCAAGTAACACAAGACAAATTATGTAGGAAACTTTTACAAGGTAGGGGAATAGACGATTATCTAGCAGGCTCCAAATCAGAGCAAGCATTTTGTAGATCATTGGCACAAGAATGGGCTAGTTTGCCAGTTACATATAGACAGCCGGGCGCAAAACGAACAGTTAATCCTGGGGAAAGTTATTACTCCGGCGATGGCCTAAACAAGTCAAGAATTGCACCAGCGGACTTTATTGCTTCTGTTAGAAACATTAAAGAAACTGGTTATACATAGAGGGTAAATATACATAATGAGTACTTTAGAAAAAAACATATACAAAAGGGTTAGTGTAGGCAGTGCTAAACAACCTAGTAAGCCTGCTTCTAGTGCGGCTTATAGATCTATAAGCACAGTTAATCCTGCAAATGAAGGGTATAGACTATATGATCTTGCTGTTATTAAGCAAGACATTATTAACCATTTTCATATTAGACAGGGCGAAAAACTTGAAAACCCTGAATTTGGCACAATTATTTGGGACGTATTATTTGACCCATTAACAGATCAACTTAAAAGTGCTATAATAGAAAATGTAGAAGCTATTATTAATTACGATCCTCGTGTTGTTGTTGATAATGTTATTGTTGATACTTACGAAAGCGGTATACAAATCGAATGTACTCTAATATACTTAAACTACAGCATTGCCGAAGCCATGACATTGCAATTTGATAGAGACGCAGGCTTACTTGCTTAAAAATAAA